TCGGGCTTGCAGGGCGGCCTGACCATCAGCCGAATTATAGCCATGGTCGGCCAGATAATCACAAGGGCCGGTCTTGCTGGAAGCACCTCGGTGCTAAAAGCCTTATCCGGCTTGATTAGCACTAAATCCGGCCTGGCTGCCAGCTCCTCCGTGCTCCGAGCCCTGACCGGTGCGGTGATCAGCAAGTCGGGCCTCCTCGGGGCCACATCAGTCGCAAGATATCTAGCAGGTGCGGTCATCACAAAATCCGGCCTCCAGGGGGCGTTAGGTAAGCAGATCCAGGTGGCCGGGCAAGTCGTCACATCCACCACACTGGCAGGCGCGCTCACCCTGAGCCAAATCATAGCCCTTGCAGGTCAGATCATCACCCAAACCACCCTCGCCGGCGCAGCATCCGTATCTAGGGCGCTAGCCGGGCAGGTTGCCACTGCCTCCACTCTCGCCGGAGTTCCCTCAATTGCTCGATCCCTGGCGGGTCAGATAAGCACGATCACGGCATCTGCAAGCGCCCCCTCTTGCATCAGAGGGCTCAGGGGGGCCATATCCACAGTATCCTCTCTACAGGGTGTCTCGTCCGTTGCTAAAGCCCTCTCTGGAGCTGTGGTCACAGCGAGCGGCCTCTCCGCAGTTCCTAGCGTCCTTCGGGGCATGGTGGGCCAGGTGGCGACATCATCCTGTCTGACAGGTGTTCCTTCAGTGGCCCGAGCACTGGCGGGCCAAATAATCACCACAAGCGGCCTTTCCGGGTCAGCATCCACACTGAAGGCACTGGCTGGAGTTGTCATCACATCCTCGGGCCTGACCGGCGCTCTAACGGTCGTAGGCCAGGGGATAGTCGCCCTGTCGGGTGCCATTGTCACAGTATCCAGTCTTGCAGGAAGCGTCGCCGTGCAAAAGGCCCTGCAGGGGCAGGTAATCACACAATCAGCTCTCTCCGGCACTGCCTCAGTGATTAGGGGGCTTGTCGGGCAGGTAATTACAGCCACAAGCCTCACGGGAAGTGGCAGAGTAGCAATCGCACTGTCCGGGGTGGCATCCACTGTCACGGGCCTTCAGGGCGCGCTCACTATTGCCTATGAGAACGTCATAGAGCTTGCTGGCCAGGTAATAACGGCAACAGGGATAACCTCTGCTCTGTCTACCATCCGAGGCTTGCAGGGTCAGGTAGTGACCTCTTCGGGCCTGAGTGGGGCTGCATCCCTCTCGCTGGCATTGGCCGGGCAGGTGGTAACTTCAGTAGCGGCTGATTGCAGTGCATCTGTATCAATTGCTTTGGCGGGCGCCATCTCAACAGCGGCGTCGCTCGTGGGACAGATCAAAGATCTATCCCAACGTGTTAAACATGCCACGCGTCTCGATTCAATAACAAAGCGATATGTGCGGATCAGGTCGGAATTAAAGCGGTTCGGGAGGTTTTGAATGGACGTTTTCTTTGAGGGTAATTCCGAAATTTTGGTGATGAATACAGATTTTGAGTCGCTGGATTCGGCGACACTCATCGAAATTCTGGTCACGAAACCCTCTGGAGCCGTAGCAGCGTGGCCCGCGGAGCAAGTCGATCCGACTGAAGAAATTTGGGCCGAACTTGGGGTAACCGTGTCCGACCGTGATATCACCTATACGACGGACGGTGATGACTTGGATGAACTGGGCACGTACAAGATTCAGGCCCATGTGGAATGGGATGCAGGGGCAAAAGAGTTGCATGGCCGAATACAGAAGTTTAGGGTCGTTGCTCATCTGCCTGAGCCGTGAGGAGAACGCATGAACAGCTACGTAACCGACGCAGAGGCCGAAGCCTACTTCGACGGAGACCCAAGGGCAGACACTTTCCTGGAGGATGAGAACTTTTCCTGGTACCTGGCCAGGGCGACCAAAATAATAGACAGTCTGCCGCTCAAGGGCACAAAATACCTACGAGACGGCACACAGGCCCTCCAATTCCCGCGGGAATACGACGACGGTCATTACGACGCCGACGAGGCAACCGGGTCGGCTGAGGTACCTATGGCCGTCAAGGAAGCCTGTTGTGAGGAGGCCCTAGCCATCTTCTTACAGGGCACAACCGGCGGGAGGCGAGAATTGCAGGAGGCTGGGGTCCAAAGCTATAGCATTGGTGGAAAGTTGCAAGAGACTTTCGCTCCGGGCGCGGCTACCAGAACAAAGGGCCTCAGGAGCCCGTACGCGTATCGTTTGCTCTCACACTACATCGCTCGGGCGGTGCCGATCATATGAGCCTACTCGATGCTTATCTACCCGCTCTTGGGGAGACAGTGGTCTGGAGGAAAAAGGGCGCGGTCAACGAGTACAATGAGCCAACATACACAGAATCTTCTATCACTGTCATTTGGTATGATGATGTCAGAATGATCAGAAATGCCAGTGGTGAAGAACTACAACAGCTAGCTTACATTCAGACCACATCGGCAATCCAACCGGGCGATATAATCATAAGGAACGGCTACGCGTGGCCTATCATCGGCATCCTGAAGACACCCCATCCTGATGGTGAGCAGTTCAGGATCGGAAACCTGGGAGAGATGATGATATGAGAGTAGACTGGAAAGGAGCAGCCGTAGCAGCCATGGTGCAACAGGCCGCTATTGAAGTCGCCCGGATGACTGCCGAAGTCGTCAAAGGTGAATCGGTGAACCTCGCGCCGTTGAACGAGTCCACTCTGCGAAATTCGGCAACGGTCAACGACATCCCAACTGGTGCAGAGATCAGCTACAATACACCATATGCCCTGGTCATGCACGAAAGCCAGAACTATACCCCCTCCCATCCGGGTACCGGGCCAAACTACCTCCGTGGCCCTCTCCAGAAGGCTGAAAAGCAATATCTGGAAGACTTACAAAAGTTATTCTGATTTCTGTGATTCTATGAAATATGAAAAAATTGATCCCGTGAGGGTCTGGTGGCTGATCTGATGGCCAAACTGACCACGATCTGCCCGGTATGTGAGAACGACATATCGATAGCAAGCCGGGATATCAAGCTCGCGGTGATGCAAAAAGACAAGACCGCTGGCAAAACAATAATCGGCTGCCCGGCGTGCGCGAGGGTGCTGGTGATATCGGATGCACCGGAGAAGGATATCAGTCAGTGGGTGGAGAAAGTGTCTGCTGATGAGGACTGGCTGGGGTGTGTCCCTCTGCTGAATCCTGACCAGGTGAAAATCCCGGCTGGCACAACCGGAGACCTCGCTTTCATCCGGTACAAGCCCGGCGGCGGGGGCGAGCCCCTCCCAAGGCGCGAGTACATGGTCCGCTATGGGATCGACCCAAAGATCCATGTCGAGCTGAACCCCGGACTCGGGGGAGGCACGTTTGTAATCACAGATTCTAGGAGATGATAACATAAGAGTACTTATTGCATTAGTCGTGGCCCTCATGGCCATCGGCATGGCTTCCGCCTGGCCCCTCTCGGATGGGGTTGTCAAGCTCTCGGAGATTTCTTTCGAAGAGCTGAAAGGCATGGAGAACAGCATAGATGCATCCGGCATCCCGTCTGGGTTGGCCGAGTTCCTGGCTGACCACGGGGAGGGGATTCCCGGAAACATCACCAAGAAAGCACCGTTACGGTGTGGAGGAATGTGAAATGGCAGACGAAGATTTCAAGTTCCCGTGGGAGTCAAAGATTGAACTGGCCGCATTCATAGGCGTCTTATCCAGCCTGGCCGTATCTTTTGGCTACGTCGGACTGACTGCAGAACAGATCACAGGCATTACGTCAGTGCTATTCGTCCTCATCATGATACTGAGGAAATATAGCCATACCTGTATTGTCTGGGCGAAGGACCAGATGGATTGAGCTGCATGGAGGCCGAATTCATCTCATTTTTGACAAACCAGGGGCTTGCGATAGGTATCGCGGCATTCCTGGTCTACTGGGTCACAACCCAAATGGGGACTCAGCTCAAATCGGCCTGTGAAAATCAGACACGGTTATGTGAAAATCAGCTTCGTATGGCGCAGGCAATGGACGCCATGATATCGAGGCTAGAGAGCCATGATGCGCAGGCCAAGAACATTCTGGAGAAGGTAGACATCATTGAGAAGAGGCTGCAATGAGCTTCCTGGAGGACATCGCACTGCAACTCCATGGCGCGGGCGTCGGCGTCTATCAGGGCACCTCCTCCACCAGGACGGTCTACATAGCAGAAATGCCGGACACCCCGGACGCTCTGATCTGCCTCTATGCCCGGCCTGGCAGGCCAAAAGAGCTCTACTGTGACATTCAATATCCTGACCTCCATGTTGAAGTCCGGGCGGCCACCTATAGCGCAGCTCAGACGAAGGCGGAGGCAGTCGACGCCGCGCTCCATGGCTTGCACGATACCGCCCTAAGCGGACACCAGTATCTCACCATCCAGGCGCTTGGAGTTCCTGCCTTCCTGGAGAAAGACGCGAGGGGCCGGACAATATTCTACCAGAATTTCGAGATAGTTAAAGGCGCTTAATTTTATTGCCTTTTATTGCCATCATAATTTTTCTAATAATAGGTTTAGCACATTATTATAAACCCTAATTTGGGGCCAAACATCTATACTTCGAGGTATGAAAAGATGACTAACGCAACATCGGGAATGAATGGTTCTCTGTGGGTATGTGACACAGAAAGCGGAACGTATGTGAAGCTGGCAGAGCTGATAGACTGCAAGCTCAAGATATCTGGTGCCGAGATCGACACAAGCAACGTCGATGACTCCGGGTGGGGATCAAGCATCGCAGGAGCGCGAAGCTGGGAGGTTTCGGCATCCAATAACTTCATAGTGTCTGATCCTGCATATGCCCTCATGATCGCTGCTCAGATCGCCAATTCAGATATCTGGTGCAAGATCTTGACAAGCGGCACCCCTACATCTAGCCCTGTCGGCTGGAAGGGAAAGGGTGGTATGAGCAACACAGACATTGATGTGGCCGGGACCAAGACTCAGCAGAAAGTGTCCTGGACGATCAAGAGCAGGGGCGCTCTGGTCGCCGTAACTTGAGGCTGACAGATGACCTCAGCCGTGAGCGGCCTATCCGCCGCTCTTTTCAGGGATGAGCCGGAGGAGTATGTCGTCACAGCCGCCCTCGGCTCAAATCGTGATATTTGTTTTGCTTCAAAAAATGGAACAGACGCGAGCGTTGAGATCATAGTCTCCGGCAACAATACGTCACTCTCAATAGCGGTTTCTGGAACGAAAGTCACCATCAACAGCGCCACCGATGGCAGTGGAACAGCAACCAGCACCGCTAGCCAGATCGTGGAGGCGTTCAATCTAGATGCTGATGCCTTTGCACTCTTCACCGCACGCCTACCTCCAGGCAGCACGGGCGCCGGCGTGACGGGCGCGATGTCCGAGGTTCACGCTGCCGATGGCGTGGCGTTCACGGCGTTGACCTTGGTCGACTCCGGGGATCACAAGACATATCAGGCCGCGGACGGATCGAGATATTGGGATCCTGATGCAGCTCTGAGCATCTTGGTAGATGCTACACCTGTCACCTCTGGTTTCACGGTGAATAGGATCCAGGGAAAAGTTACTTTCTCAGAATCGCAAGGATCCAGCGTGATCGCGGCGACCGGAACAAGGCGGTCTCTGTTGGCCTTCCAGAAGGTCTTCGGAATGTTCGACGGAAAGCTGAAGATCTCCGGAAAAGAGATCGACACCTCATCAGTAGATGATGACGGCTGGGGCTCCTCTCTGATTGGTTCTCGGAGCTGGGAGCTGACCGCCGGAACTTTCTTCTATGATGGTGGTATTCCTATCACCGCCATATCCCAGAAATACTTGTGGAAGTTCTACAGCGTCTTAGCGACCGTACCGCTGTGCATCGGTTGGGGCACTATAACCAGTATCGACAACATGACCGCGAACCCCAACGAGGCCCAAAAGCAAACCATAACCGTGAAGGGCGCGGGCGAACTGTTTATGGAATAATGGGGAAAAGAAACTATGAACTATGAAATAATTCTGAATGATAAGCCCCTGAACTGGACTTTCGGGGCTATGAAGAAGTTTGAGCGGGACTGCAAGGCCATATTGAAGCGGATGGACATCAGGCCCGCGGCAGACCATACTGGCTATTTGCTATCGATGTACTCCAAGATAGCAGAAGTGATGGAGGCTGCAGTGTCCGCTGCAACCGGGTTGTCCTCGGCTGAAGGCAAGAATGGTGAGCCCTCGGAAGCCAGCCAGGCTATAGATGCCTACCTACAGGCAGGCGGAACTCTCTCAGATCTTCAGCTAGGAATGTTCGAAGCTTTCCTGGAGAAAAATGACCCTTCTTCTATTCCTCCCTGGTTGGAGGAGATCAGCCGAAACGAGGAAGCGGTGAAGATCAAGCAGATGAAGGAGGAGGCAAAGCTAGAAGTAGCCAGGCTGGAGCTGGAAGCAGATCAGCAGAAGATCAAGGAACTGAAGCTTTCTGGCAAACAGTCCATCGCATCGGGTACATAGATCTGGGGCTCCTTCCAGATCAATTATATAGTCTTTCTGCTAATGAGCTTCGGGCGCTCATGGAGCGCCGTATGCAAGAGAAAGCCTGGGAACGTGAGACCGCTGCGTTCACGGGTTTTTGCGCTGGCGCTGCATTCGCTTTGGCCTGGAATGGGAAGCTAGGTACCTTTTCAGAGTTCTATTCTACTGAGAAGCCGGAGCCTAAGAAAGAAACCACGTCGCAGGAATATATAGACAGATACAACTCCTGGAGCTGATTTTCATTACAGAAGTCGGAAGAATTACTGCGATTATTGACGGCGACATATCCCGCCTCACCTCGGCCCTGAACACTGCCCGGTCACAGGCTACCAACGCCGTCGCCGGAATCGAGACCGGCATGAAAGACGGCCTAAAGAACGGCCTGGCGGGCATCAACTGGAACGGCTTAGGGATGGACGCCGCGGGAGATTACCTCCGGGGTATCACCGCCGGCATGGGCCCGATCGGGACCGCTCTTGATGGAGTGGCTACCGCTCTCGGCCCAACCGGCTTAGTTGCCGTTGCTGCCGTCGCGGGCGGGGCAATCATAGCGAAAGCTGCTTATGATGCCGCTGCTGCATGGGAAGCCGGGATGGCTCAGATCAGCAAGACCACCGGCATTGAAAAGGGTTCGTCCGGCTTCAACGATCTTTCCGAGGATCTGAAAGATCTGTATGCGACGATGCCGACAACGATGTCGGAAATCCAGAACGTCGCCAAATCCGCCGGCTCCCTGGGAATCGAGGAGAGCAGCATAGCAGGCTATACACGCGTCGCCCTTGAGATGGGGTCAGCTTTCGATATTCCTGCAGAAGAAGCGGCGGTAGCTGTCGGAAAGGTGCAATCCCAGCTCAAAAAGCTTCCCGAAGGAGTGGAAGATTCGGCACAATTCGCCCGGAATTTCGGCTCTGCCGTGGACTTTGCTGGAAACAG